TTACAATTTATAGGAGTAGATCATGTCAGATACAACAAAATTTGAGCAGATGCTCGAGCTTCTTGTAAATGAAGACAAGGAAGCAGCACAAGAATTATTTCACGAAATCGTAGTTGAAAAATCACGCGATATTTACGAATCACTACTAGAAGACGAAGCAGAAGTTGACGAAGCAGATGACGAAGAAACAACTGAAGCAGCTGATGAAGAAGTAGATGAGTCAGACGAAGACCTAGACGAAGCAGCTGATGAAGAAGTTGATGAGTCAGATGACGAAGTAGACGAAAACTTTGATCTAGACGAGTTTGAAGTAGAAGCAGACGACGACATGGGCGGCGATCCAGCAGATGATATGATGGCTGACCTAGGTATGGACGACGAAGAAGGCGACGAAGACGAAGGTGAAGAAGGCGATATGGAAGATCGTGTTGAAGACCTAGAAGATGCGCTAGAAGACCTAAAAGCAGAATTTGAAAAAATGATGGCCGGTGACGACGACATGGGCGACATGGACGACGAAGAAGAGCCAGAAGAAGAATCATTTGCATTCGAATCAGACGACGAAGAAGTTGAAGAAGCTTCAGATGAAGAAGTTGAAGAAGCTTCAGATGAAGAAGTTGAAGAATCAAAAGCACCACAAACAGCAGGCGAGCAAATGCGCGAGTATGTTGAAAAAGTAAGTGCTACAATGGGCGACAATGGTGCAAATACTAAGTCAGTAGTAGCAAGCAAAAACGACATGGGCGGCACAGCTTCAAACCTTGTACAAGGCGAAACAGCTGACGAAAGCGGCACATCAGGCGGATTAGCTAATCCATCTGAAAAAGAAGATTCAGCAGGTAACGTAAATGTTCCTGGTGGAAAGGCTTCAAAATCAATGAAGTCACAACCTGGCCACGGCGCTGAGAAAAAGGGCAAGCCAGAGACAGCTGACAATAAAAAACCAACTATTGGCGGCTAATAAAGTAAGGAAAACTGAATGAGAAACTTACGAGAGCATTTGACATTCGACCAAGCACGTATAGTGGTCGAAAACACAAACGATGGCAAAGACCTTTACATGAAAGGTATTTGCATTCAGGGAGGTGTTCGCAACGCTAACCAGCGAGTGTATCCTGTAAATGAAATAGGCAGGGCTGTCAAAACTCTCAATGATCAGATTAGCGGAGGTTACAGTGTTCTCGGCGAAGTAGATCATCCAGAAGGACTTAATATAAACCTAGATCGTGTATCACACATGATACAAGAAATGTGGATGGACGATAATAATGGTTACGGAAAGCTTAAAATACTACCTACACCAATGGGTAATTTAGTAAAAACTATGTTAGAAAGCGGTGTAAAACTTGGTGTTTCATCAAGAGGTAGCGGAAATGTTTCAGAAGACGGTAGCAATACCGTTTCTGATTTTGAAATAATCACCGTGGACGTTGTGGCTCAGCCCAGCGCCCCTGGTGCATATCCTACACCAATCTATGAGCACCTTATGAACGCTCGTGGCGGATATCAGGCATACGAACTTGCACAGGCAACAAAACACGACAACAAGGCACAAAAGTATCTTAAGGAATCGTTGATTAACATAATCAACAAACTCCAGTGAACAAGGAGAACATAATGATAGATGCACTGAAAACACTTTTCGAAAACGATGTTGTTTCAGAAGAGATCAGAGCACAAATTGAAGAAGCTTGGGAAAGCAAAGTTGCTGAAAACCGCCGCGCCGCGACTGCTGAACTTCGCGAAGAATTCGCACAGAAGTATGAGCATGACAAGCAAACAATGGTTGAAGCAATTGATAGTATGCTTACTGAGCGTCTTGCAGAAGAAATTGCAGAGTTTGCAGATGATCGCAAACAGCTAGCAGAAGCAAAAGCAAAATATGCTGTTGCTATGCGTGAAAATGCAAATCTACTCAAAGGTTTTGTAGTAGAAACTCTTCAACAAGAAATCAAAGAACTACATGCAGATAAGCAAGCAATGGCAGAAAATTATGCTAAACTTGAAGAATTTGTTGTAGAAGCTCTATCTAGTGAAATTGCAGAATTTTATGAAGATAAAAAAGACTTAGCTGAAACAAAAGTACGCTTAGTACGTGAAGCTAAAGAACATTTCGCAAAAGTCAAAAAAGACTTTATTGAAAGAAGTGCTACAGCAGTATCAGAAATGGTTGCAAAAGGTCTCAAATCAGAGATTACTGCACTTAAAGAAGATATTGAAGTAGCTCGTAGAAACGATTTTGGTCGTAAGATTTTCGAAGCATTTGCAGCAGAATATGGTACTTCTTACCTAAATGAGAAATCAGAAACTGCTAAACTTCTAAAAGTACTTGATGCAAAAGACAAGCAACTTGCAGAAGCTAAAGCATTTGCAGCGAAAGCAAAAACTCTTACAGAATCGGTCAACGCAGAAAAACAGCGTTTAATTGAATCTGCAAGAAGAGAAAAAATTATGAACGAACTGATTGCGCCATTAAGCAAAGATCAGCGCGAGATTATGACAGACTTACTGGAATCAGTACAAACTGATCGTTTACAAAAACAGTTTAATAAGTACTTACCATCAGTGATTGATGGAAATACTCCAGCAAAGCGTAAGGCAGTAATTACAGAAGGCACAGAGGTTACAGGCAACCGTACAGAAACAATGACACAAAATAAAGCAGACGAAACAGACAACAATGTTGTTGACATTAAACGTCTTGCTGGATTAAATTAAGGAGATTATGATGTCAGAACTATTAGAAAGCCGCTGGCAGGACACCAAAACTGCTCTTCTTGAAGGCTTGCAAGGCAACAAGAAGTCTGTTATGGCTGCTACGCTAGAAAACACTCGCAAGTACTTGTCAGAAAGTGCTACAGCGGGCGCAACGTCAGCGGGTAACGTTGCAACACTAAACCGTGTGATCCTACCAGTGATCAGACGTGTTATGCCAACAGTTATTGCTAATGAACTAGTTGGTGTACAACCAATGACTGGACCAGTTGGTCAAATCCATACTTTACGTGTTCGTTACACTGACACATATGGTACAGGTGCATCAGGTGCAACAGCAGGCGAAGAAGCTCTAAGCCCATTCAAAATTGCTGAAGCATATTCAGGTTCTACAGCAGGCGTAGCTAACGCTACTGCGGCTGCTGAAGGTACTGCTGGTAACCAACTAAGCATCCAGATCCTCAAGCAAACAGTTGAAGCTAAGACACGTAAGTTGTCAGCTCGCTGGACATTTGAGGCAGCTCAGGACGCTCAGTCACAGCATGGTATTGATGTTGAAGCAGAAATTATGGCTGCTCT